CATATTGTAACATTAGGTGAAGTACTTAGAGTACAACAAAACAATGGTTCAATGTTCGTTAATATCTCAAATGGTTGGGAATTTAACGAATTACATAATGTAAGAATAGTATCTCCATTACAAGGTGATATAATAGTATATGAAGCAAGTTCTTCTTTATGGAAGAATCAAACTTCTTCATCATTCGCTAAAACAAATCAAGCTAATACATTTAACGCAAACCAAATCGTATCAGGCTCATTGACTGTGACTGGTAACTTAAATGTATTTGGTTCTGCTTCATTTACGAGTGTAACATCTTCAATAATATTAGGTGGAAATACAATCTTATTAAATACATTTACGCCAGCAGTTAGATATGGTGGATTGGAAGTAATTGATTCAGGTTCGACTGGATTAACCGGAAGCTTATTGTGGGATTCTCAAAATGATGTGTGGTTGTATGTAAACCCATCTGGTTCTTCATATGTATCAGCAAGATTCATATCAGGTCCTAAATCTTTAACTTTAGGTTCAGAGCCTACTTTAACTCAAAATAGAGTTCCTAAAGCAGATGATGGCGACCATATCGTTGATTCACAAATTAGTGATGATGGTACGACTGTAACTGTTCCTTACACTGCTTCAATCGGAAACATTGTAGGATTAGGAAGCCCAACAGCATTCTCTACTTCAGTAGATAGCAGAATAAATGCTATTGTAGTTCCTTCGTTAGCTTCATTGAATAACGCAACTGCATCATTAAACTCAGCAACAGCAAGTTTATTTACTTCAGCAAGTTTAGCAGTAAAATCTATATCACCTACTTTAGCTTCATTACAATTTGATTATGTAAAGGGAGATGGTAGTTCGCAAACTGTAACTTTAGTTGCACCAGCAGGAACTGATATAACTGCTCTTAACCAAGCAACCGCATCGTTGAACGCAACAACTGCTTCTTTAAACTCAGCAACTGCAAGTTTATATACTTCGGCAAGTTTAGCATTAAAGAACGCATCGGCAACACTTAACACAATTACATTTACTAAGGGTGATGATACTACATTTAATATAACTGTTAATACAGGTAGTGCAAATGCTTCATTCCCTTTCACAGGTTCAGCAATTATATCTGGCTCATTAGGTGTGACTGGTTCTATATCAATTGTATCTTCATCATTTAGTGGAGCAGTTATCACAAACTTAACTGATACATATACTGATGTTGCGGCAGTAGAACAAGTAGTAACACTTACATCAGCATCATACGCTTCTTTAATATCAGCTGGAACTACTAATCCAAATACATTATATGTTGTAACAGGTCAAACGGCAGGAGCAACAATAGGTAGTAATAGATTTGTAGGAGACCAAACTATCACAGGTAGTTTAATTCTTTCATCATCGGCAGTAACTGAATTGACTGTTATAGGTAATTCAGTAATATCAGGTAGCTTAACACTTAGTTCTTCTGCAGCAGTTGAATTGAATGTTATAGGTAATTCAGTATTTACTGGTAGTGTGCAAGGCGCAGTTGGAAGTGTAAGTATTTCATCATTAACTGCATCAATTGATTTCAATACAGGTAATTTCTTTACATTGAACTTAGCGGCTGGTGTAGCAACACACATATTACCAACTAATATAGCTCCAGGTGAGACTGTATCTTTAAGAATTATACAAAACGCAACTCCAGGTACTGTAACTTACCCACCGGCGGTTAAGTTCGCAACAGGTAACGCATATACGGCATCAACTACTGCAGGAGCAACTGATATTATAACATTCGTAACTTTTGATAATTCAACAGTATACGCAAACTCTGTAAAAGCATTAGTATAATATGTATCAACCATACGCATTTCAAGGAACGCCAACTACAACTACGACTAGTACTACAACAAGTACTACAACTACGACTAGTACAACTACAACTACGGCTGGAGCTATTGTAACTGCTAACTTAACATTCCATTATGATTTTGGAAATACAAGTTGCTATCCAGGTTCAGGTACTACTTGTACTGATTTAATCAGTAACCAAACTGCTACTATGGCATCAGGTCCTGGTACATTATCAAGAGGTGGTAATACATATAATTCTGGCTTTGGTGGGTATGTTGCATGGGATAACGCAGCATTTGGTACAAATAGAAACTGGGGTGGTGATTTAATATCTGCTAATAACGGAGCATATACTTTAGAATGTTGGTTTAGAAGAAGTGCATACTCATTCTATAACTTCTCTAACTTTATGTTTTGTGGAACATCAGGTAACCCTAACTTTTGTACTTATACGAATACTGGTTCTGATAACGATATATTGGTATCATCTATCTCAGGTGGTGATTCAATTTACTATTATCCAGTAGCATCTTATTTCCCATTAAATGTATGGCATCAAGTAGTATTAACAGCTCCTGCTAGTGGAGCATCTACATTGTATGCTGATGGAAGTTCAACAGGTAAAACAGGTACTCGTAGAAACTATTATAGTACAAGTAAAATGTTTCGTATTGGTAATCCAGGTGGTACTGCTGGTGATAAAATTGGATGGACTGGTGATACTGCTATATGGAGAGTATACAATGCGGCTTTAAGTGCAAGTGAAATTGCGCAAAACTGGAATGCTCAGAAAGCAAGATTCGGAAGATAATAAAATAACAATATGGCATTATACTTAGGAAATACAGCAATAGGAAATAATAACTACTTAGGAAGCACACTCTTAGGTAGTAACTCTATACTGATACCACAAGAAGCTATCTACACTATCGATTACTTAATTGTAGCTGGTGGTGGACAAGGTGGATGTAGTGTAAACTTAGGACAAGGTGGTGGACAAGGTGGTGCCGGTGGATACATATCAGGTAGTACAATACTTACTCCTGCTACATACGCAATTGTAGTTGGAGCTGGAGGAAGTGGAGCTACAAATCAAGGAAACAACGGACAAGATTCATCATTCTTTTCTCTAACCGCAATAGGTGGAGGTGGAGGTGGAGGAGCTTGTGGTAGTGAGGGAGCAGGCGTTGGTAGAAGTGGTGGTTCTGGCGGTGGAGGCTCGCTTGCGCGTGCAGGTGGAAGTGGAACAGCAGGACAAGGATTTGCCGGAGGTACTGGAAACAGTGGAGCAACAGCAGCTGGAGGTGGTGGAGGTGGTGCAAGTAGCGCTGCAAGTGGTACTTCAAATGGTAATGGTAAACTTTGGTTAGATGGAAATACATATTCGCCTGGAACATATGGTTCAGGTGGTGGAGTAAATAGAGCTGGTGCAGCCGGTAATGCTGGTTCACAAGGTGTTGTTATAATCAGATACGCTGATAACCTACCTACATTAACAGGTGGAACTGTAACTACAAGCGGAGGATACAAATATCATACATTCACAACAAGCGGTAATTTAATCGTATAATATAAAAAAAACAAATCAAAAATAACTATTTATAATCACATCATTGTTATAATGATAATAAATTAAACACTTATGAATTCAAAAACTGTATTAGGTAAAATATTAACACTTTTATCTTTAAACGAAAACGAAGTAAAACTAACATACGCTAAGTTAGCAGATGGAACTATCGTTGAATCTCCTACCTTCGATGTAGGCGAACCTTTAGAAGTTGTATCAGAAGATGGTACTAAAACTCCAGCACCAGATGGTGAGCATGAATTATCTTTAAGAGATGAATCAGGTAATGAAAACTTAATCAAAGTTATCACCAAAGATGGTAAAATCGTTGAAAGAGAAAATGTTGAAATGGAAGATGTTGAAGTAAAAGACATTCCACAAGCAGGTGAAACTGATAAAGCTAACGAAGTTAAAGATGCAGCAGGTTCGGTTAAAGACGGAACTATGATGGCTGAAGAAACTGAAGAAGTTGAAACAATCCCAGCTGATGACGAAAAAGAAGGAGAAGAGAAAGAAGTTGAAATCAATTTAGGTAAGAAGATGGAAGAAATGGCTTACAAAATTGAAGAGATGGAAAAGAAAATCTCTAAGATGGAAGAGGCTATGATGCCAGCGCCAGATGAAGAAGTTGCTGAAGAAGTAGCAATGGAAGATGAAGAGTTACCAAAGTTAGACGGAGCACCTGTTGAAGGAGCATCTAAGTTCTCTTCAGATAACACTAAAAATTATGGTAAGAAAGTAAGAGATTCACAATCTAACTTCTTAGCTAAACTTTATAAATAAAAATATTAAAAATCTTTTAAACAAAGGAAAAATGAAAGCAAAACAAAATTTCGCACTTCCTACTATCTCTAACAGCACATACGCTGGTGAGGCAGCTTCAGGATACATCGCAGCAGCGTTGTTAAGTGCAAGAACTTTGGATAACAAGCTTGTAACTATCATGCCAAATGTTAAGTACAAATCTGTAATCCAAAAATTAGAAGTATCTGGTATCGTACAAGATGCATCATGTGATTTCACTACTTCAGGTTCAGTATCAATCTCTGAGCAAGTATTGACTCCAAAAGAATTACAAGTTAACTTACTATTGTGTAAGCAAGAATTCGTAGATAGCTGGGAAGCTTTACAATTAGGTTTCTCTGCCTTCGATGAGATTCCAAAGAACTTCAACGATTACTTAATCTCTTATGTAGGTGGTAAAGTAGCAGAAGCAACTGAGCAATCAATTTGGCAAGGTACTGCAATCAACGGACAATTCGCTGGATTCCAATCAGCATTATCTGCATCAATTGCAGCTGGTGGAGCAACAGCAGTATTAGCAGCTAAGAGTGGTTCAACAATCATCTCTGGTTCAGTAACTTCTGCGAATGTATTGGATATCATGAACTCAGTAGTTAACACAATCCCTGATACTGTTTACGGTAAGGAAGATTTGTTAATATATGTACCAACAAATGTTGCTAAGGCTTATCAACAAGCATTAGCAGGTGGTGCAGTTGGAGCAAACGGATGGAACAACCAATTGAATGTTGGTGAGAAACCATTCAACTTCAATGGTATTGAAATCGTATTGGCTCCAGGTATGAGTTCTTCTAAAATCGTTGCAGCTCAGAAATCTAACTTATTCTTCGGTACAGGTTTATTATCTGACTACAATGAAGTAAAAGTATTAGACATGGCTAATATCGATGGTTCTCAAAACTACAGAATAGTAATGAGATATACAGCAGGTGTTCAGTTTGGTATCGGACAAGATATCGTTTACTACGGCGCTTACTAATAACTAACTAACAATAACGGGTGGGAGATAGGCTCTCACCCATTTATTAAACAAAATAAAACTTAACAGATATGGCTTGTAATTTATCACAAGGTCGTCAGGAAGTATGTAAAGAAAGTATCGGTGGTTTATCCGGCGTATACTTTATCAACTACACTACTGGCTCCTTTACGAAAAACGCAAACGGAGAAGTAACAGCGTTACCATCCGGCTCAACGGTTTATTTCTATGAATTGAAGGGCACAAGTGCATATACTGAAACAGTAAATACATCTCGTGAAAATGGTACTACTTTCTTCTCACAAGAGTTAACTCTTAACTTGAAGAAATTAACCAATGAAATGACTACTCAATTAAAGCTTATGGCTTATGGTAGACCTCAAATCATTGTATACACTATGAACGGAGATGCATTGTTAGTTGGTGAAAGAGAAGGTGCTGATGTAACAGCAGGTACAATTCAAACAGGTGGAGCAATGGGTGACCTTTATGGTTATTCAGTAACCTTCACAGGTCAAGAACAATTACCGGCTGCATTCTTATCAGGAAGTACAACTACTTCACCATTCGCTGGTCTATCTGCTCAGCCAACTATCGTATACAACTAATTCAGTATAACGCATAAAATATTAAAGGGGTACTCTTAATTGAGTATCCCTTTTTTTGTATGATTATAATTTGAGATATTGTTGTTATTAGAATAGATAATTACAACTTAAATACTACTTAATGTTAAGCTATTATATATCACAGAGCAATGACTTTACTATTAGAACGGCACCTACTGCCAGTTCTGCTTATACTATGAGTCTGCAAGATATGTACCAATTAAACAATCTCACCGCATCACTTTCTGGTATCACTTATAATGGTTATGAAAGTATGTTAGCATTTACTGCTTCTATTAGTGGAGCAATAGTAGGTGGTGAGTATAGAGCAACCATAAAGAACGGAACAACTGATATTTGGAATGGTTCTATTCAGGTATATGGCTCACAATCAGTAGATAAATCAGTTTACGAAAATCAAAATACGCAATATCTTTCTCATCAATCAGAGAACAGGTATATCATAATGGACTAATATGAAACAACAACAAAACTTTTCAGTAGTAAATGTAAACAACAATCAGCTTCCTATGATTACGGAGGATACAAAGACTCGTTACGCATGGGTGCCATTCGGTGTTTATGGGCAAGATGATTTCTTTGATGCTGTTGTTACCGCATTTAATGTATCAACAACAAACTCAGCATGTGTTGAAGGTATAGCTGATTTAATATTTGGTAAGGGTGTATACTCTAAGAACGAAGCATACAACGATGTACTTCAAAAGTTAATCCCACAAGAGGAAACTAAGAGAGTAGCATTTGATTTAAAATTGTTTGGTAATGCAGCTTATCAAGTATATTGGAATGATGAACATACTAAGATAATTAAGATGTATCACATACCAGTACAAACACTAAGAGCTGAAAAGCTATATGATTCTCCTAAGATTGAGAATTATTACTATTGTACTGATTGGAATGACCATAGAAAGATTAAAGATAAAAAGAAGATACCTTCATTTGGAACTTCTAACGAAAAGCTAGAAATACTTTACATAAAGAACTATTTCCCTGGCTTATATTACTATTCACTACCTGATTGGGTATCTGCAATGCAGTTCTCAATATCAGAAGGTGAAATATCAAACTTACACTTCAATAACATTACTAATGGTTTCTTACCGGCAGTAATGATTAACTTCAATAATGGTGTACCGGCTCCTGAAGAAAGAGAAACAATAGAAGATTTAATTCAAGCTAAGTTTACAGGTACGGATAACGCTGGTAGATTTATGTTATCATTTAATGATGATGTAGCTAACAAACCAACTGTTGATGTAATTAACATAGATAACTTACATGAGAAATATACTTATGTGGCTGAATATACGCAAGATAGAATATTGGTTGCTCATAGAGTTACCTCGCCATTACTATTTGGTATCAGAACTGCTAACAATGGTTTTAGCTCTCAATCAGAAGAGATGAAAACCGCATTCTCTATTATGCAAACAATGACTATATCTCCATTCCAAAACCTAATACTAAACGCATTAGACATGGCATTAACGGAAGGTGGATATGTAGATACTGAATTGTACTTTGAGCAATTAACTCCATTAGTTATCTTAGCACAACAAGCTGAAGATACTGATAAGACAGTTGACCAAGTAGAGGATGAAACAAATAAGGCAATGGAAAACCCAGCAACTCAAGAGAACCCTGGTGACCAAACGGATGAAGAGCCTTTACCAACAACGATGAACACAGCATTTTTTAAAAGAGAATACGAAACATATAAAGACTAATTATGGCATACGCATTATTCATAACAAGAAACGATATCATTAAGAACACCCCATTACAGGGTGCAATTGATGCAGATGCTTTACTACCATTTGTAAGAACTGCACAAGACAAATACCTAAAGAATCTTTTAGGAACTGTTTTGTTCGATTATATCCAAGATAAAATAGTAGCAGGAACTCCGTTCACAGGTAGATACGAAGAGTTAGTTGATGATTATATAAAGAATACCTTAATTTGGTATTCGGCAGTTGAGTATATACCATTCAGCTCTATTCAGTTTAAATCTAATGGAGCAGTTAAACAAACAAGTGAGCAAGGTACTGCACCGGCTAAGGGTGAAGTAGATTACCTTTTAAATAAGGCTCTAAACAACGCTGATTATTATGCATTAAGATTACAAAACTTCTTAATCGCATATTCACAAGATATTCCACAATATTTAGAATCAGTAGGTAACCAAACTCAAATATATCCGGCACAAAATAATCAATATTTTAACGGGCTTCAATTATAATAATATGGCAGCAATTGTTCGTAATAACGGAACTAACTATTCTTTATATTACAATGTACTTGATTACTTTAAAACAATTATGGAAAACCATCCATCAATTAGAATTGTAACGCAAGGTGACATTACTGATATAGATACTAGAGAGTTTCCAGCATATCCAATAGGTAATGTAATAATTACTGAAACTGTATTTAGTACTACAACTACTGATTATGGTATTCAGCTTATAGTTGCTGATAAGATAAAGAATAAAAACAATGAATCAACAGGTGATAAAAACGCTCAAACGATTCCGTTCTATGGAGTGGATGATACCGTTGATATACATGCCAATACTTTGTCTATATTGAACGATTTAACTTCCTTTACACAATATAGTACCGATGCCTTTGATATCAATTCTACGATAGACTGTACCCCATTTGCGGATAGGTTTAACAATGGGTTAGCAGGTTGGGCTGCATCGTTTGTACTTACTGTTCACAATAATAGAGATAGATGTTTATTTAACTTATTACCTTAATTATGAAAACACTGCAGGATGTAGCTAAGAAGTATAAACAAGTTGCTCAGCAGTATATAAGAGGTGGATTTTCAGGTTGGAAGAAACCACCTTACGATACAGGTAATTTGTACAATACGATTGGTAGTTTTAATAACGACCAGAGGATGATATTTACTCAAAAGAATAAATATTTCATCACATTAAACTATGCGCCATCTGGAGCAGCTTATGGTAAGTATGTAGAGAAGGGAACTTCTAAAATGAAAGCAAGACCATTCGCAGGTAATGCAGCCAACTCTCCTGAATTAAGAAAAACAATTAAGGAATATCAAGACTCAATAGTTTTGGACATTAATAAGAATGTTCAGAAGAGAGTTACTGTGATATTCGAAAAAGCTGGGTTTACTAAAAAGTAGTCATCAATTACTTTTGCCATTTTAGTGGTTATATTAGAAAGAATTAATTAGATGGCAATAACAATATTACAAACTCCAGCAACGGTTAGTTTATCACAATCTCCGATGGTATTCTCAATATCATCTTCTACGGCTGTAGCAAACTCAGGCTTTGAGTATGTATGCAATCTTTACATATGGGATGGTTCAGTAGCTAACTCTGGCTCATACGCTTATCAATTAGTAAAATATCCTAATAACGCAAAGTGTGGTATATTTGAATTTGGTAGAATTGTAAACTCTACAATGACGGATTTAGCTCAGAATAATAAATCTAATGTTAAGTTTGTTAAAGGTGATTTCTTTTATCGATACCTTTCAGGTTCAACATATGTAGATAACACAGGCTCATTAGTAACTTCTGATGTTTATAAAGCATTAGATGGATACGGAATATTCCAAGAACCAATTGGACAACAAATATATGATAAAACTCCTCATTGGCCGTTGATGACTGATGGACCTGCAACACAATCTGTATTTTTAGATAATTACGGATATAGTGGTGTGTTTACTTCAGAAGCAGGAGAAGATAAACCAAATAAATTAGTATATACATCTAACATAGGTGTAACTGCTGAAATAGCATTAAGTGGTAGCACATCTACACAAACACAAATACAAACTTATCCAATTGCTCCATCTCAAACAGGTTTTCCATTGGCAACTATTGGTTTAGAGTGGTATACAATACAACCATACTTTAATTCAATTGAAAAAGGTAGTCCAATAAGATATGAAATAACTTGTAACCAAAAGTATCCAAATGTAAGAATTAAATGGAAGAATCGCTTTGGACAATTTGATTATCTTAATTTTAATATGGTTTCTCGTCAATCTTTCTCAACTGAAAAAAGAACTTACGAACCACAATTGGGTACATGGGATAGTTCAACATTATCATATGGTAAAGCAGATACTGCTGTACAAAACTATATTGTAGATTCCAAATTAGGTATATCAGTTAATACAAACTGGCTACCACAAGATTGGAATGAGATTCTAAAACAATTATTAGTAAGTGATGAGATATATTGGGTTTACGATGAGCCAAATAGCTTTGTTAGACCTTTAACTGTTACAACTTCAAATGTAGTATTTAAAACTGGCGTAGTAGACCAACTTATCCAATATCAATTAGATTTCACTTACGGACAAGGATATAAACTTATTATCTAATGGGAATAACTTCAACGCAAGGATATCAATTCCGATTGGTTGCAAATGGAACTCAATTAGACCTGTTCAAAGATGAAACCATAAGGGTATCAAACAATGTAACTGGCCTATTTGATGTTGACATTCTACCATCTGAATTTAGTAGAACTATAACTGTGCCTGGCACAAAAGTAAACAATGCTTTCTTTGAGCATGTTTATGATATAGCTGTAAATGAACCATATCTTTTTGAAACGAATGTTAAAGTTCCAGCATACTTTGATTTTGGAGGTATATACTTAGTACAAGGATATCTTCAATTACTTAAAGTAAATGTATTAGCAAATAAATTTGTTGATTCATATGAAGTATCTATCTTTGGTACTCTATCTTCTTTTAGTAGAGATTTAAATAGAACATATTTAACTGAATTAACTAGCTCATTAGCAAAGTATGACCACTATTCATTTCCATCGGTAATAGCAAGTAGCTGGGTTGGTGATTTACACTCAGGTTCAGTTGTGTATCCTTTGGCTGATTATGGACAACAAATCAATTACTCAGCTGAGCAATTCTTTGGAACTGATGATATAGAAGGCGCACTTAATGTACAAAACTTCAAACCTGCTATTAGAATTAAAGCAGTATGGGATGCAATCTTTGAAGAGTTTGGATACACATATACAGGTTCATTTTGGGAGCAAGAATGGCTAAACGATGTTTATCTATTTGGTAATAATGCATTAAAATATCCTGAATATGCTAGTGTAGATTTAGAAACATATGGACAGATTAGAATATCAGCTATAAGTGGAAGTGGTACATCAAATGTATCAATGTCCCTTAATACTAACTTACCAGTTAAATGGTATAATATTGAATCAGACCCATCTAAATTTGTAGGTGCTAATGCAGCTTATACTGTTGAGAAATTAACTAAGTTAAGAGGAACTATTGGACTTAACTTTAAAGTAATGTCAACAGGAGTAGGTAATGCAGCTCCGCAATTTAGTTTAAATATAATTCCAACAGCAGGAGGACCTCCTGTATCAAGTACTAACTTAGTTGAAGTAAATCAGTATATGCAAGCTGTTGTATTAGCAAATACAACAACTGTAAATACAACATATAATTTACAAACAAGATTTAATACTGTAGCGATTGAGCCAGGTACATATTACTTTGCTTTATCGTATAGCGCATATAATGGAACTAACATTACAATCGTATTAGACCCAGGTGATTCACCAAAAGGATTTTTGACTGTTGGTGAAGTATGTCAGGCAGCTGATGGTAGATTATTAGAAATGGCAAGAAACATGCCATTTGGAACTAATGGCATTAAGTGTATAGATTTCATTAAAGGATTACAAAGGAAGTTTAACTTAGTTATCTACCCATCTAAAACAAAACAAAATCAGTTCATTGTTGAAACATTTAATAAATGGTATAAGCAAGGACAGATTAAAGATTTTAATAAGTACATTAACTTAGATGATAAGATAGAAGTTATCCCTGCTAACAACCTTGCTGTAAATAAGTTAGAATTTGGGGATACTTTAGATAATGACTACATTTCACAACAATTCTCAAAAGGAGCGAATAGAGAGTACGGAAAAACCTATTATGTGGATACTGAAAACTTCTTCTCACAAGGAGAATTTAAAGTACAAAGTGGATTCGCATCTTCACCATTGGTATTAGTACCTGGTAGTGGTATCTCAGGTTCAGCAGGTTCAGATACTCCAACTAACACATTGAATATTTCGGTATCAGATGGTTTTAGTTCTCAACAATCAATAACTTGTCTATCCGTTCAATACAATAACATATACTATGAAACTGTTGCTACATTAGTAGATGCAAATGGAAGTCCTGTTGTAAATACTGGCTTCCCTATAACTGTAACTATTAATTATACACAAAGAAGTTGTTATTCAGCTCCGAGAAATTTATTTGAAACATTGACAATTAACACAGGTCAATCGCAAGCTTCTTACACTTATGGAAGGAATCTATATGTAGATTGTGGACAAGGTAGTTGTGAGCCTGAAACGCAAGATATACAATGTATTAGTTCTATAACAGGACAATCTTTACCAATATATACATCATCACCTTTTAATACGACTTGTTAATATGGCAACTAATCCAATTTATATTCCAGCGTTTATAAATAGTGAAACATATTCACCAGCTAGAGTATTACCAAGAATATATTTCTTTAATGGTAATAAGGGATGTAGACCATTTTGGTTTCAAGGGTATACTGATAATAGTACATCGGTACAAGCTACTGCTGTATCATCTTTTCCATACTTTGGACATTATAGTGGAATAAATTCAACACCTTCGTCAATATCGTTGTTATTTAATAATGAAGCATCTCCGTATGGTGAAATACCAACTGATTCGCTTTATACAACATATTGGGAAACATATATAGAATTGCTTTACAATCCAAGAACAAGACTAATAAATTGTTCTGGAATTATACCATTAGCAGATTATTTCGATATGGAATTAAATGATGTGGTACAATTCAGAGGTAACTATTACCATTTGAGAGCAATTAACGATTATAACATTCAAAACGGCGAATGTCAATTACAATTATTAGGACCAATTATACCTGATACTTTAGATGTATTATTTGGTTTAGAGTGTAACTTTGATTTCGTAGGACAAACAATATAAAAATGATAACACAAAAAATAACATTAACGGAAAAAGGCTTAAATGCAGGTCCATTATATGATGTATATTATTCAACTGATTGTACTAATTTTATATTAACTCAATCAGAAGTATCATTACCAAATGTTGGTTCTACTGCTAATGTGCAAGTAGCTGATAATACGGTATGTGTTAAACTTATTAACTTATCTCCTGAATGTACTTTAAATGAAGTTGTAATTGATTATAGAGTAACCACAACAACAACTGCTGGCCCTACTACTACAACTACTACAACTACTGCGGCTCCTACTACAACTACAACAACGCAAGACCCAAGGTTCACAACAACAACAACTTATGCACCTGGAACCTTTGCTAGAGTGTTAGCACAAAACTGCCAGAATAGCCAAGATAGTAATTACTTTTTAGTTCCCGTTTCACCTACACCTGCACTTAATAGTGTTTATAAAGATAATACAGGAACTTGTTATACTATAACAGGTATACCAGCAGGTGGTGGTTCTACTGTTGGTACACTAACATATGTTGGTGGTGCAGGAAGTTGTAATAATGCAGCTTGTATAACTACAACAACTACAATAGCACCCATATGTAATACTTGGACTGTAACCAATCCTTTTGGAGCTGGGTACTATTTCAAATATGCATATTGTGGACAAAGTAGCTTTTTATATCCTGAAGTACCTGCAAATAGCTCAATGAGTGTTTGTGTTCAGAATAATCAAATATTCGATGCATTTAATACAATGATGACATTTACATCAGGTAGTACTTGTTTTGCAACTACATCTACAACTACAATACCAAAAGTATTTAAAAGAGTTGTAGCTCATGCTTGCCAGGACTTCTATGATTTTAATACTTATGGAGTTGATGTAGCCGTTACACCTAATCCACAAATTGGACAAGTATTTAAAGATGCTTATGGTACTTGCTACTATGTTACATCTATTCCAACTTTAAGTGGACCTATTGTAGGTGAATTAACTTTTGTAGGTGGCGAAGGAGCTTGTTCATCTTCAGCTTGTGTTACTACAACTACAACTGAAGCACCATTTTGTAATCAATGGAAAGTAGATAATCCTACGGGAGCTGGATATTATTTCAAATATCAATATTGTGGAGATTCTCCTAATTTTATATACCCTGAAGTACCTGCTAGAGGCAGTGTAACTGTATGTACACAAAACAATAGAATATTTAATTCATTTGGTGCACCATTATCGTTCACCAATTTGAACTCAGCTTGTTTTGCTACAACAACTACAACAACTACTATTCCACCACAAAGAATATTTACAGCTGCACCTTGTGATGACATTTATGACTTCCATGTGTATACAGCTAATTCATCATCTGCTATAATTTTAGGAGCAGTATTAAAAGATGAAAGTGGTACTTGTTATCAAATAC